CCATTGGTGGCATTGAAACTGTAAAGGTAAAGTATTGACCACCTATTTGCCTTACTTGTCTTTTGCCTGATAAGGTCTGATTAATTAAAGTAGGTCTATTGTCTTGAAAAGCTAATGCTTGAAAGTTTGGACTTGTTGGAAATGTACCACTCATTATGTAACTCCCATTCTTCCTCTATTATTCATTGCATTATTGATAATAGAAGTTATTAAACCTTTTCTTGATGCAAGCAATTCATCGAAGCCTGATGCATCTACTGTTGATATGTTGAAATTAACTGTTGGTGCTGATTGCACACTCTGTCCTTTTGTATGATCTATAACAGTTTCATTTGGATGTAATATGGCTGGGAAACCACCCCTACCATCAACACCACCTGTTCTAGCACCCATTCCTGTATAACCACCACCATCAAAAGTATCAGTAAATGGATCACCACCATCTGGAAACATTTGATTCCATTCCCTAATACCAGCAGGACGATCACTTAAGAATGGCTCAAAACCGCTTAAAAAAGTTCTAAATGGATCAAGTAGCTGTGCTGTAATGTATTGCTGTATTGCAATTCTTATTAATTGATCAATCACATAATCTGCAAAATCTTTAAATGATAATTTTCCTGTCTTTAATCCTTGAACTATAGAATCTTCAAATTTCTTCATTGAATTTACTGCAATAGTGTCTAAAGTTTTACTGACAGCATTTAGGTTATCTTTGAAAGCAATAATTGGGTTTGTTCTATCTAGTTCATTATTTGATTCTACTAAAGCTTTTGTAAATGCATCTTGCCCATCTCTTAAATCTTCAAGAGTAATCATGTATTTACTTCTTAATATATCAGCAACTGCTTCAGCTCTTTCACCATAATCTGAAGTAGCGTTTTTTGCATCAAGAGTTTTACCTTTGTTATCTAAAATTTTAGCATTTAAGCGTTCAATTTCATCAGTTGTATCTTTAAAGCTAAGATTAAGTAGTGTTTTATTAAAATCTAAAACAGTTCTTTCAAACTCTAAAAATTTAATTTGTGCCTTTTGAAATGTAGCAAACAATGTATCACCAAAATTGCCTATTGCAATTATGCTTCTTGCAGCAAACTCAATTATACTATTTTGCACCATTACAGCTACGCCATCTATGCCCTCGTATTTTTCAATTATTGCTTCAATCTTTTCGGCTATTGTTTTCCGCATTTCTTCAAAAATTGGTAGAAAACTAGCAGAAACATTATTAACAAAAGAGCCAATTTGCATTTTTATAACACCAACAGCATCATTAAATTCTTCAACACGCCTTATTGTTTTGTTAGAAAGAATTAAACCTAATCTCTCTGCCCTATCAATAAATTGATCTAAACCTTTTTCAGATAAATCTTCAAGCGCACCAGTTAATAAATTACCTTGTCTACCAAATAGATTAGCTAAAGCTGTTGCTTTTTGCGTTTGACTTCCAAGATTACTAATACCACTTGCTACTTCAGCTAATAACTGATCTGTTGATTTAAAATTACCATCTGAAGTTTCAAGCTCAACACCAAGAGCTTTAAAAATATCTTTCATGGTCTTAAGACCTCTTTGTGCATCACCAACACTTCTTGCAAATTTTACAAGAGCTTTATTAGCACCTTCAATATCTGTACCTGATTCTCTAGCAGCTAAATGAAAAGCCTGAATAGTATTAGTAGCGATTCCAGTCATTGTGGAAGTTTTACCAATAGCGTCTATAAATTGAAAAGATTTGTTTACAAGTACGCCTAAAGCTGCAGCAGAAGCAACAGCAGCTAAACCAACACCAGCAACACCCTTAGAAGCGCTTTTAGCAGCACCACCAACGCCTTTAAGACTTTTAGTAACTTTATCAAAAGCTGCTTTAGTCTTATCTACTGCTGTTAATTCAAACTTTACTTTTTTATTTGCCATTTTTTCTCTTTTCTTCAGCTAACTCTAAGTAAGCTATCCATCCTTGATATTCTTGGACACTAATTTCTTGAAGTTCCTCTAGGGTTTTTCCAAGTTTTTCAGCTAGTGCATATTGCACATATAAATTAGTATCCTCTGTTAGTTTTTTTTCGTGTCCTCAATAGAATCTTGTCCCATTATTTGTGTTGCGACATCTACTAATATTTCACGATCTACATTATTTAATAAGGCGTTCTTATCGCCTAAATCAAATAATTTATCTCCATTATCATCAAGTGCTTTATAAATTAATACATAAGCCATCATCGTAAGATCATCTTCTTTACTCATTTTATAAAGTTTAGAAGTCTCAGCTAGCGTTAATGGCTTAGAGTATATTTTTAAGGGTTTATCATCTTCACCCCACTCAGCAACTTCGATTACCTTTACATCTTGCTCTGCAAAATGCGCCTTAGCTCTCTCTATAGCTTTCATGGTTATACTGTTGCTGTAGTAATAGCGCCAGTTCCTTGAACTGAAATACTAGCTTCAACCATTCCATCAAAAGATGCTGAAATGTTTTTGCCAGTTACTAATGCTGTACCACTATAGTAAGTGTCTCCTGACGATGCGCCTTCAGGATACCACTTTAGCGTTACACTTGATCCAACAGCTAATGCTACTTGACCATTTGTATCAGTTTCATCCCAAAAAACATCTATTGATCCACTAAATGTAGTTAATGATGCTACGTATGTTCTAGCAGCATCACCCATTGAAGTATCTTCAATAGTGTCAGCAGTCTCATCTAAAGAGTAAGACTTAATCTCAGCTATAGCATTTGTTCCAACATGAACTGTGCCTTCACTTCCTTTATGTGTTGCCATTTTTTATTCCTCGTTTTTAGTTATTTTTTTTGAAGAAGATTTTATTGTTTGGGCTGCTTCTTCTTTCCAACCCTTTTCTTTAAAATATTCAACCTTAGTAGGGTGAGCATCTATAGAAACTTTACCATTTGGACTAATCATTTTCATAATTATTCTCCTGTTATACCGCTACATCAGGATTAGTTTCCTTGACATAGTAGTTGGTTAAAAATGTAAGGGAAACATACCCTAAAGGCTTTTCTCCTTCCGCGTTAAATTCTATTTCTGTACTTTCTAGGTAGCAGTCTTTAGCTAATCCACCTAGAGTTGTATCAGCAGCAATAGCTTCTTCAACCTCTTTGCTTATTGTATCAATAGTATCATCAAAGTTACTAGTAGCTTTTGCATATCCTTCTACAACTACTGATAATTCTCTACTCATAAGTCTATCAGTTCCTATAACAATAGGCTCAGAAGTTTCTGATTTAGTGTAAATAACTAAAGCTGGTAATGTTTCAAGCGGATACACTCTTGACTCATGTACTCTAGTTCCTGTAGTTGTTAAATTATTTAGTGTTGTACCAAATTTTTCTCTTATTTGTTGTCTTATATGGTTAGCCATTACTATATCTCCTCTAACATAAGAGCAGAAAATCCTGTTCTATCTTTTTGTATATTAACAACTGTATAGTTTTGAGCTGCTTTTAATGTATTGCCATCAACATCTTTTATAGCAAATACATTTAAAGTATCGCCAAATGTAATATTTGGAATATCTATTGTTCTACAATATGCCATTGGGTGTGTTGCTTCTACTCCAACACCTTCATCTTGCTCAACATATTCATTATTTAAAATAATATTTATAGTTGTTGCAGTTCCGCTATGTGTGAATACAGCACTAACACCATGACCAAAGCTAATATCAAAGTAAGCTGACATATCTTCTTCTGTTTCCATTCTGTATTGAGACATTATTGCTCCTCTAATACTAATGAAACCAAGCCTGTATTATCAGGCTCAACAGTTTTTATTAAAAATGTAGTTTCAGGCTTTAGTACATTGCCTTTATTTGTGGTAATTGCATTTACTATTAATTTATCTTCTTGAGATATATAGGGAACGTCTGAAGATTTAACTATTGCTCTTGGCTGATAACCAGCAACAGGTATAGTTCCGCCTTCAATATTAAAATATTCTTGATCTATAATAATATTAATGCTGTATGCATCGCCTGAATCAATATCAAACCAAGTATCAATTAATCCTGTTCTTTGATCCCATAATATTGATTGAACTTCAAAAAAAGTGGCTGTAACTCCATGACCTGTAGTTGTATCTAGGTATGAAGAAAAATCAGCAGCACTCTCAATAGCCATGATTTATTTTTTAGCTCTTTTCTTAGGAGCTGTAACCTCTGAGGTTTCTAAACCAACACTTCTATTAGACTTCTTGGCTTTAGGTTTTTTAGATGTTTCTTCAGCTTTATGGTAACCCACTAACTGATTTCCAATATCTTCGTTTAATTCAACAATATCGCCAGCAACAACTTTTTGCCCTGCTGCCATAGTGTCTTTTAATATTAAGTAATTTTTCATATTTAAGATGGTGGAGTTTCCCCCACCATTCCATTTAAGCATTGACTAATTAGTCGCTTGATTTACAGAAAGATACTGCGTGTCTTACAGCTACATCGCAAGTCTGAAGCGCAACCACTCTGATTGTTCCAGATTTTGAATGAGTATAAGGATCAACAGTAATATCAAGTGATCCATAAAGACCAATTAATAAATCTGCAAAGTTACCAAAGTAATAATCACCAGCAGTAACTTGGTTTGATCTGATAACATCATAGCCATTAATTTGACCATCATTACCAACTATCATTTGACCAAAGTTAGAAGCCTTATCTACAGTTTTTAGGTTACCCCAATCTGAAGGTTTAGCAATATATCTTAAGTTACCTTGTAATGCATTATCAGCAGAAACAGCACTTTCCATAGCTACTAGTTCAGCAAATGTAGGTACAGCAGCAGCAAATGTTGTTGTGTTAATACCTGAAGTTGCAGAAACACCAGTTGGCTGTCCTGAACTACCAGTACCAGCTAAAGCACCTAAATCAATAGCAGTAGCAATAGCTTCTGATAAATCATTTCTTACTAGGTTTTCAACATCTAAGCTAGATTGCTGAAGCATAAGTCTAGTCATTTCAGTATGTCCACCAATTACTTTAGGAGACATAGTTACTGATCCAACTGTAAACTCACTCTCACCACTATTACCACCTTCAGTTGCTATCCAAGCAGCAGCAGAAGCAGCAGTTTTCTTAGGTATTACAACATTTCCTTGTAATCCTCTAAGCATAGTAGCGCCAGCTTGCATTACTGAAGATTTGTTTCTTAATACATCAATAAAATCTCCACCTCTGTAGTCTTGAGCTACTAAAGATGCATCATCAGATGTGTTTAAGTCTCTTTTAACCCATGATCTAAGCATGTCTGAAGGCATCATAATACCTTGAGCAGATTTGCCTTGCTGTCTTGCAGCTTCGTTTGAACATTCAAATTCAAATGCAGCAGCTTCTTGCGCACGTCTATCTGTTGGGTTTGCTAAAGCATTGATAGCTCTCACTAGTGAGAATTCTCTTACTTCTTTTTCAGTCATTCCAATCTCTGAAGGAGTTTCTAAAGGAGTATTGTTAGAAATATTTTCTAATAATAAACCTCTAAATTCTTCAACAGAAGCACCATCTTTTATAGCTTGATTAGCTAAATCTCTTTTGTTGTGTCTTGCGCCAAGATCAATGATCTCTTTTGAATTCTTTTGGAATTCTTTTCTAGCTTCATCCACACTTTGAGTTCTAACTTCATCAAGATTAATTTCTTGTTTTTCGTTTTCCATTATTTTAACCTTTGTGTTTAATGTTTGTTTATCTTTAGAACGTCCAACTCCAACAAGCCTTGACTGGTCTGCTGGTACACTTACAGAAGATACTTCCATTGGTGTCCATTGCGCCTTGTAATAAGTCTCATCGTCTTTGTCCATTCTGCTTAGTTTATCGACTCTGTATCCAACAGATATATTCATTCTTATACCATCTTTTACATCCTCGTATACTTCACGTGCTAATTCACTTTTTCCAAAGCGAACTACTGCTGTTGTCCTTTTTGCAGTTTCGTCAAGTTTAAATTCTTCAATTACGCCTATTTGCTTAGTCATGTCGTGATCTAAGAGTAAGGGTGCGCGCCCTGACGCTATAAACTCCATGTTTATATCGCCTTCAGAATGTCCTAACACTTCCATGCCAAAACTTCTTTCAACAGGTTCTTCAGAAGAAACACCAATTCTTACTGTACGATTTTCTTCATCAAGATAAGAATGTTTTGATAAATCAATAGTTCTATATTTAATAGGCATATCAATTACATTTCTTTCTTTATCTTCTTCATCAATCATAGAGACTTCTTCAGTCATTTCTACTTCTTCACCTTCTTGTTCTACATCCTCATGTTTAGCAAACTCAACCACTACAGTATTGTCTGTTTCTGTTACATTGAGGATATGTCTATCTTCTTTATTCATAGTTTTCTCCTCTTTACCTTTTAGTAAAGGATGTTTTTCCAATTCGTTAGAATTGAAATCATTAAAATCCCTTATGGGATTAATCTTTGTTAAAGTGCTAAATTTATGTCCCACTTCAATATCTGTAGGTTCACCACTTCTATAAACTTGTATTAATGCAGCAGGATCATCTTCAGTTCCAGTAATAGTAAGTTCACTATTTGGAATGTTAATTTTCCCATCTCTTTCAATCTTTATTATTTTTCCCCTAGCTCTGCCACCAGCACTATTCCAACTGACAAAATCACCAATTTTTAATGCATCAGGCATCGTCATCATCTCCACCCTGTATCTTTGCTTCTACAGGTAGTTTTTGACCAAATGGTTGATAAGCTAGTTCAATATCATATTGTTTAGCTAATTCTATTTCTTTTTGATGCTGTTCAAATAATTCTTCTGTATCTCTACCATAACTAGCACTAATATCAGCATAAGTCATAGTTCCATTTTGCAAACCTATTACGTTGGCTTGCATTTCTTTTAAAGGATCAATCCAAGCAAATGATCTAGGTATGAAGTTTACTGATTTGGAAAATTTATTAAATTTACCCATTGGCAAGTTAATATAACCTGTTGATATAGCCATTTCTAACCAAGACTGAAAGACTGGGTTCACAAAATGCTCAATTACAAACTGTTGATAGATTCTG